GGACCATTACAAGGGCTAGCAAGATTATTAGGCTGGCTCCCAGGATGCAAGCAAATAATATTACTGCCGCATCTAATTCCTTCTCACTATTTACGAGCTTGTGCTCGGTTGCGATGTGCTTTGTCTTTTTCATTGTATTACTTTCTATTTTTATTTATGTTTATGCAAACGCTAGTTTTAATTGCGCTCGCTCGTTAGCTTCTCTAATTTCTTTTTTCTCTAAACACTTGTCGAGCATTTTATCTGCCGCGTCACTTAAGGTGTCCACGAGGCCGTTGCTAATGCTCTCATATATTGAGTGCTCATATATTTCCTGCTCTAAATACTCAAATATTTCAAAGCAAGTGCCTAACTGATTATAGTCCCATTCGCTAGGATCGCCCCAAGCCTCTAGGGTATTCTTATAATTAGACCAAAAACCGTCACGACTTGTAAAGCGTTGCGCTATTAAGTTTCTAAATTCATCCTTATGATTTTCCAATATATAATTTACGAAGGCAATTGCGCTAGCTTCCGGTAATTCAATAAAGAGCCTGTCTGTCTGGAAATTATATTCCTTAGGGCTTTCCATACTTTCAAACCTAGCATTTAAGGATAGCCCCGTCTCTCTTTCTATTTCATAGATAAAAGACTCTGCGTAATCCTTAGAAACATTATAGTAGAACTCGCTAGTATTCTTTTCTAGGTATCCATTTGCAAGGGTATCCCGTTGCGCCTCTGTCAGCTCATATTCCTTATAATAGTAGTCAATAGAGTTTTCCATCTCGCTATCTATGGCATGCGAATATAGGCTATCGTAGAACCCCTGAAAGGGGATTGTTGCTATTGCTTTGTTTTCCATTTTATTACTTTCTATTTTATTGTTATTATTTAATATTGAGAATCTACCCAATTTTCTAATTCCTCTTTGCTTTCCCAGTAAGTAAGCCTTGCCGCGCCTATGGTTATGAAAGCAAAAATGCCGTCGATGTAATATGGGTTGCCTTGCTCTGTTTCGTAATGATTCATTTTTATATATTTTTATTAGTTATTATTTAGGCGTTATTGCCTACCCCAAAACCCCGTGCCCCGTAAAGGGAACACAGGGCGCAAGGTTGCTTTGCTTTGGCTAGGCTAGCAAACCTTAAACCATTGATTTATGCCAACTTGCTTCCCGTTAAAATAAGGCTCAAATTTCCTTTGCGTAAAGCTAGCGTCTAAGCCTAGCACTTGCGCAATTCCATTTAGGCGTTCGCGTGTTGTGGTAGTATTCCAACCTGCTAACGTCATAATGATGCCGTCATTTGTGCGCTCGGCTATTTTGTTGCCGTGTAAAAAGACAGCGTTGCCGTCTGTCATTGTGTTGCCTACTGTCATTTTGTTGCCTTGTGCAAAGGCGTTTGCGATTTGTTGTGTGACTTTTCTCATTTTATATATTTTATTTAGGTTAATGCTAAGCAAATGCGCTCAACTGATACCCGTTAAAACTGTTCAAATGCATGCTGTCAATAGTTTTTTAACTTTTTTAAACTGATACAATGGCAAGCTTTACCAGTGGCCTTGCCGGGCAATGTGCTAACAGGAATTACCGGGGAATATATCCCGGCCTAGTAAAAGAAAACTTTCTACGTGATTGCGCCGCATAATCCTAGGCAAGCTTGCAATGCAACCCGGCAAAGCAAATTTTTGCAAACATGGGCGGGGGGCGTCAGCCTGGAGCGCACTCTGTTGTATATATATACATAATCTGCCCTTTAAAAAATGTAATCTAATTGGGCTATGTTTTTTATAGTATACTTATGAGGTGCATTTTGCACCTTTGGGTCTAAAGTTTGACATACCCTAAAGTGCAATTTACACCTTTGGGTATGAAATCATTATTAGATGGGGTGGAGTGGAGGTATAACCCTAAGTGGAGCTTGATGGAGGACGGAGAAGGTATATGGGGGGATGATCGTTTGAGTCTCAAGGCTAAGGGCATATGGGCGTATATGAAGTCTAAGCCAGCCATTTGGGACTTCAGTGCAAAGAGGATAGCAATGGATAACAAGGACGAGACTAAGAGTGTGCAACGGGGTATGAGAGAATTAGAGAGTTGTGGTTATTTGAGTAAAAGGAAGTTAGGTAACGGTAGGGTAGAATATAGGTTGGCAGAGGAGTCATTTATAGGTGCAGAGCCTAAGATAGACAGGAGTAGTTTAGAAGATAGATATGGGGACAGATATAGATAGCGAAGAAACGAGCATAGAATTAAAGGATAGGATGAGGGATGCGCTTGCTCCTATGCTTGCTATGGAGCAGGAGAGGACGGCTAAGAATAGTCTGGCTAACAATAACCCTCAGAGATGGCTTGCGGCGGCTTCTATGTTCTTAGCCGGCTCTAGTATGCACGATGTAAAGAAGGAGTTGGATATGCACCATTACATAGCCAGGCGTATCAATGGGATAGTAAAGACCTGTGACGAGGCTAGGGTGTTTAGGCAGGAGAGAGCTATGCAACTAGCCTCGACCATAGATGAGATTAGTAGTATAGGGGAGAAGATTGCGGCTAGTTATCTGGACGGCTCTGCTGAGGCAGAGGAGAAGATAAAGAAGGCAGAGACTAAGGACTTGGCTAACCTAGCGGTAGCACAGGAGAAGTTACACAGAACCTTTGATAATGTGACAGGTAACAATGTTCAGAAGATAGAGGTAAGGCATATAACCACCCCAGAGGAGGCCATGAGCCTTATAGACGCGCTGCCAGAGGCAGAGGTAATAGATGTAGGAGAAGATGGCTAAGTCACTGATAGATGAAAGCTATGATCCCATCTACGATCAGATTCGTGGAATATTGGGAGAGCATTTTGAGAACTACTGCTTCATCGTGATGGATGAGAAGGGTGAACTATTTTATGACTATAACCACCTGCCAGCAGGAAGGATGCTTTTGCATGAGATGCAACTAGAGATTGGTGACGACAATATAGAGATTGAGTGGGAGTTTGAAAGCGACCCAGATGATTTAGAAGACGATGCAGTGGACTAAGCACCCAACGATACCAACCCCTGACAAGGGAAGACTCAAGGCTCTCTTAGACTCAAAGGGGGCGCAAGCCGTCTATGACGTATGGAAGGCAAGGGAGGATGCTATCAAGCTCACCCTAGATGATCCCCTGCGTCATGGGGTCAACCTAGTTAGTTGGGATAGGATTAGGTGGGCTTTGTCTAAGTATAACGAGGTTCTAGTTCTTGGTGGTAACCGTGGTGCTAAGACTACAGGTATGGCTAAGATATTCATGGAGTCCATTACCAAGCACATGGATGGACACGTAGTATTGTTCTCACAGAACGCTGATACGTCTGTAAAAGTTCAACAGGCTGCTATCTGGGAGTTTATGCCCAAGGAGTTCAAACGCAAGACTAAGGGCATCGAGGGCTATATTAACTACTCTATGCAAAACGGTTTTACCGGGCAGTCGTTTATCTTCCCAGATACTAGGACTCGTGTAGACTTCAAGACCTATACTCAGTTTAGCAATAATCATACCATATTAGAAGGTTTTGAGTTTGGCTTCCCCAATCTAGGCAACCACCCAGAGAATGTGGGTATTGGTAACGATGAGTATTTAGGGGACTCTACGCTGATCAACACACAGCGTTTTCGTCTGGCTACTAGAGACTCTAGGCTAATCACAGGATTTACCCCTATCGATGGCTACACAGAACTCATTGCTGACTATCTCAGAGATGCAGAGATTCTTGAGACCAAACACGCAAAGTTACTAGATGAGCCTGTTCCCGTAAAGCAGTATAGTGTTAACAGGGATGCTGGCATTGTCTATCTGCATACAGATGAGAACCCTTTCGGTGGCTATGATCGGATAGCCAAGGACTTGCAGGGCAGACCAAAGGAGGAGATACTAACCCGTGCGTATGGAGTGCCAGTCAAGTCAATGACTACGCTGTTCCCATACTTCAATACTAATGTCCACGTAACAAACGAGATGCCTGAGATTAGAGAGGATACACATACGGTGTATCAGATTGTTGACCCTGCGGGTGCTAGGAACTATGTAGCAATATGGGCTGCTGTAGATATAAATGGTTTTATTACCATACTTCGTGAGTGGCCAGACAGGGACAGTTACGGAGAGTGGGCATTAGCGGGTGATCCCAAGTGGAGGTTTGGTCCAGCAGCCAAGAAGTTAGGCTACGATGTCCAGGCTTATATAGATGAGTTCTTAGACATAGAAAGTGATCTGGGCGTAGAGGTGTACGAGCGTATAGGTGACTCCCGCTTCTTTGCCAGAGAGAACGAGAACAACACAGATCTGTTTGAGAGCTTTGCAGTAAGGGGTATGTATTTCATTCCATCTAGCGGCTCAGACATTGAAACAGGACTATCTGGGCTAGACGAGTGGATGCGCTACAACCCAGACGCAGAGATAGACGATGCCAACAGACCCATATTGAAGATACACTCATCGTGCGGTAATCTAATACAGAGTTTAATTAACTGGGGACACAGAGGAAAGGTAGACGAACCATTGAAGGACTGGATTGACCTTCTACGTTATTTACGGATGATAAATGACGGATATGGACCAGACTACGTTTCTGACACCTCAATGACAATAACAAGAAGAGCAGAAGGAGGGTATTAATGCCTAAAAAGAAACTAGTGAAGATAGCAGAAGAACAAGAGGTAGACTTTGATGAGGCTATGCGTATAGCCGTAGAAAAGCTTCCAGAGGGTTCACTGACAGGAAAGGGTAGAAACACTTGGGTAACCGAGGAAGGCACAGCCATCCTTGAGGATTCATTTATGATAGAGGAGATCATACCTAAGCATTACACAGGTATGGTTTTAACCGAATGCCCTAATCCAAAGTTTAACTATGTTCACAACAAAGAAATAGGCAAAAAAGTGCCTATGCTAATACCACGAAAGTGGCAAGGTAAACTAGTTGGTAAAAAGGTAACCTTTGAGGCAATCGAAGATGTTAGTGGAACAAGCTACAGATACGTTAGAAAAGGAAGATGACATCACTCTCAACCGTGAGTGGTGTAAAGAACAAGTAGACAGATTGTGTGCTTGGGAGATACTTCGTAGGTATGTTTTACATGAAACATCTGTTGCTATGACAAATGAAGAGCTATGTGATACAATAGGAGTATCATCGACCCATGTTATACGGTTATTAAAATCCGTGCAAAAAAGATTAATCTCAAATAATGATAACTGATAATGTTTCTGAGTCTCTGACTTACCTACAGGACGAGCCAGATATTAAAACTTTACGCCTAGCCTACGACCAAACAGTTGTAGAACTAGAAGCATACTTTGACCTCTGCCGCACATCTTACGATGATCGCAGAAACTTCTGGCCAGGCAAGAGCCGTGACCACCGCAAGCACGGAGCAGATGCCTTCCCTTGGGAAGGTGCAAGCGACATGGAGTGTCATCTTATCGATGAACGCATCACAAGGCTAGTATCTCTATTCATGGCATCTTTGAATCGTGCCAATGTCAGAGCATTCCCAGTAGAAAGCGGAGATATTGCTCGCAGCCGCATAGTTTCTGGGTTCTTGAAATGGATGGTATCCTCTGGATACATACCTCGGTTCCACAGGGAAATGGAACTAGGTGCTAATTACTTGCTTGAGCGAGGCATACTGATTACCTATATAGGCTGGCAGAGAGAGGATAGACGTATTCTCCAGCAGTTGGACCTTAATCAGATTGCACAAGTCAGCCCCAATGTAGCTACGGCTATACAGGAAGGAAAGGACGATGACGAACTGACTGCCTTGCTTCAAGCAACTTTTGAAGGAACAACTAAGAAACGAGCAAAGAAGGCTTTGCGTGACTTGCGAAAGACTGGAGTAGCAGAACTGCCCATCGTTCGCAGACAGGTCAATGCCCCTGACGTTAAAACACTTGCTCCAGATGGTGACTTCTTCTTCCCTCCATATGTTACCGATCCACAGCGAGCGCCCTACTGCTTCTGGAAAACTTACTACACCCCACAAGAACTAGAGAACAAGGTAGTCACAGATGGATGGGACGAAGACTTTGTAGATTACATTATATCTAAGTATAGGGGTGTAAATATTGACTCTATCGAGCGCGAACAAGAAGGTCGTCGCAGCCTAAGCCTAACAGACAATGCTTACGAGGCTGATGAACTAGTTGAAATCTGCTATGCCTACCAACGCCTAATAGATCAAGAAGATGGCGCAGAAGGCATCTACTGCACAGTATTTCACAAGGAGTTTAGTGGTAACGAACAAGTTCCAGGGTATGCTAAGTTTGAACTTCTAAATGGCTACGAAGACTACCCAGTAGTAGTTACAAAACTATCTGAGGATAGCAAACGACTATACGACACAACAACCATCCCATCCGTTCTTCGCGGCATACAAAACCAAGTGAAGGTTGAGCGCGACTCAAGGGTAGACAGAAACAGCTTGGCAACTCTGCCTCCGATTTTGCACCCAGTAGGTCAAGCTCCCAACGATTGGGGTCCAGGTAGATTGATACCATATCGCCGTAAGGGTGATTTAGACTTTGCTCCAACGCCTCCACCGCCTACTGGATCAATAGAGATGGAAGACACGCTGCTGACCCTAGCCGACAAACTAGTTGGATTGGATGAGGGTGCTCAGATTAGCCAGATACGCAAGCAGTTCCTAGTGGACAAGTTTCTCAGCCATACAGCCGAGGTAATCAAGATGTCCTATAAGTGCTTCCAACGCTTTGGACCAGATGCAGTCTTTTTCCGTGTTACTGGTGTGCCAGATGCACAAGTTTTTGACAAGGGTAACCCAGATGAAAACTTTGATATACTAGTTAACTTTGATGTGCAAAACACAGACCCAGAAACTGTAGAGAAAAAACTACAGCAGTTTGTAGCACTCAACCAGTTGAACGCCAACAACCGTCTAAACGTAGATAATCTACTGGATGTAGCTGCCGCAAGCATTGATCCTGTCATGGCTGATGCCGTTCTACAGCCAGTTGAAACCGCACAACAACAAATTGTTGAGCAAGTTACAGATGACTTGGCTAAAATCTTTGCAGGTATTGAGATGCCGGCTAGACCTGCTGGAGCACAAATTGCACTACAGGTCATACAGCAATACACTCAACAGCCTGATGTGGCACAAAGGATTCAGTCTGATCAAGCATTTGCTGCTAGACTACAAAAGTATAATGGTCAATATACCTTCCAAATACAGCAAGCACAGAATGCTCAGATTGGTAGAGTTGGAACAGCCCCTGCACAAATGGGTGAAATACAAACACAGAATATGCAGTAAGGCATATGTGCTTGTATGATTAAAAAAAATATAATTTTTTCTATATTAATTTTGCTTACCGCATTATCTTTTTATTTATTAGATAAAGATATCAATAACTATTCTAAAATTATTGAAGAACAACAAGTAGAGATTAATAATCTTAAAAAACAGCTTGGTTATCACGACATGAGACTTAGCGGTCAATTGGACACCCTCATGGTGCATCGTTCACGGCTAGAGCAAATAAAAACTTTTTTAGAAAACATGAATTTGAATTATGCAAATACAGGACGATATTAAAACGCTTCATAACTACGAAGCATTTGCTAGATTTATTAAGATGATCCACGAGCTTCGTGAAGAGACTATTGAAGAGTTACACGAAGCATCTGTAGATGGAATACAACAAGTTTCTGGTCGCATTATTACCTATGACCAAATACTCCAGTTAGTAAACTGGAATGAACTATCCAAGAAACATCTGGATAGAATGTAAACACTGTGTTATAATGCGACTATCGCCATCGCTCGGCGTAAATGAGTGGATAAAATATGACAGAAGAAATAGCAACTGCTGACGCTGAGGCAGGTAAAATATCAGTGGAAAAATCAAATATATCCGTCACGGATTTCGCACAGCAGCGGATTGGTGAACTGACTCCTAAGACTGAACAGCCTCAGGAAGAAGAACCCCAAGAAGCCCCTGAGCAGGAGAACGAGGAGGTAGAAGAAGTATCAGAGGTCCAGGAACAACCTGAAGCCGAAGAGACTGAAGAAGCCGTCGAGGACTCCCAAGAATCCGAAGATGTTCTTTCACAGTTGGACTTGGACGATATGTCCGAGGAGGATTTGCGCGAACTAGCAGACAAGCTAGGTAGCCGTGCTGTAGCTCGATTTGGTGAATTGACTGCAAAGCGTAAGGCTGCCGAAGAAAAGCTTACTCAGTTAGAGGCACAACTCAAAGAGAAGCCAAACCCATTAGAAGCGAAAAAGGTAGAAAACAACCCATATGGGAATCTAGATACTATCGAGAAATTACAAGAGAAATCCGCTGAGGTTGACCAAGTAGTTGAATGGGCTGAAGACTTAATCTTTGAAAGTGATGGCTACGGCGCAGACGATATAGTAACCACAGTTGAGGGTAAGGATTGGACAAAGAATTC